TAAATCTGCTGCTTTTTGTTTTTGTTGTGCCAGTGCTACTGCAGATTTAGTACCGTTTTGTAGTTCTTTTAATTCTAAATCTGCTGCTTTTTGTTTTTGTTGTGCCAGTGCTACTGCAGCTTGTGTTCCCATCTGTTTATTGATGGGGGAACCAATAATGTCTACAGCACCTCGTATAGGGGAACTGGGGCGAAACTGTAATTTTTCTACTCGATTAGCTTCTTGTTTTTGAACAGTTGCTTCGTCTTTAAGTATGCGTAATCTTTTACCTAAAATTATATTGTACTTTTCTGCTAAAGCGTATTTATTTGTTCCTGCATTTACTGCAAGTTTATCAAAAGTAGTTTCGGCTTTACCAGTATTTAAACCTAATGCTTTGTATTTAGCTATTTCTGCTGAGTAACCACGTAACTGCTCTTGCGAACGTATCCTACCGGTTTCGAGTCTATTGACTTCTCGTGAGTATTCTACAATGCGGCCTAGTTCGGTAGCAACTGACTGAACTCCTCGTACACTACCTTTACCTTTAAAAAACTCAAATGCTTTTTGTATATCCTCAATGCGTGTTTGAAACTGTTTTTGATCTCCTGCGTTAGTGCGTCCCAGTTCGTTAATACGTCTAGCATATAAATCTACAGCGGCATTTAATTTTATTTGTTGCACTAACCTTTGTTCTGTGCTGTTGTTCAACAATCGTTGTCCTTTAATAATACCGTCTGTAGCTTTTGCTTCGTCTTGCCGAACCTTTCTAAGCTTTGATACCGCTCCAGAGGTTAATGGATCTTCAAATACACCTTTTATATCTAGATTTTTTAAACTCGATACACTTTTAGATAGTTGGCTAATACGATCTTCTAGGGCTTTAATTTTACGTCCGCCTTCTACAATCAGGTTTATCCTGGCTTCGTAACTAGCCACAATACACTCAGTACGCTAGGCCCAGTCTAGCGCCGTTTTGCTTTTCGCATCGCTTCATCCTGTTGGTCGTTTAAAATCTCAAAAAATACGCTCCAGAGCAGGATCTCTTCTTCTGTCATTCGGTGGCGCAGTTCAGACAGCGTTAGCCCCAGCTCCTTACAGATGTGGAGCTGGAGCATCAGCCAATTGTCTTTTTTGAGCTGCGCCTTTAGTTCTTAGGGTCGATTTCAGTCTCTTCGTCACTTGACAGGATCGCCAGCATTAAGGCTTGGAGGTCGGTGTCGCGTACTTCATTTTTGAGTACGTCGATCTCCGCCGATGAAAACAACTTGGTACCGTTCTCATCAGTGGCCTTCTGAATCAGCAATTGCAATGCAAATGCGGTGGCATCTTCCGATTTTGCAGCCTTCTGAGCACGTTCGCGTTCTGCTGCTACCAACGGGGTGCGCCATAACTCGAATGTGGTGCCATCGCTTAACTCAACTGTTTTCTTAGTTGGGGTTAAGTTTGCCGCTTTACGTAAACGGTCAATAGCGCGAAGTCCTGATGTGGCAGCCATAAAATCTCTGAATGTTACGTTTCTAGTGTAGCAGGGGCGTTACCATTTCGTTTGCGAACTCCACCAAGCAGCACTCAATTTACCTTTGGCAATGTTAGCGGCGTGGCGAGCTTTAAATGATGCTCGCCTTGCCTTATCTGCTGCTGATTCACCTTCACGGGGAGGTGATCCACTCACACCCTGTTGGCCGTAACGGATCAACTTTATAGTCTCTCCATCTTTGGCTAGGACTGCGTGGGATTTGGTTGGGTGGTTTGGGGTGCGTTTGGGTTTGTTGTAACCCTCGAACTGTTCGCCCCTGTACGTAATCACTTTTTCTTGGGCGGTTTCTTAGCGGTCTTGGCTGCCGCTTTGAATGCAGCAGCCGTGGGACGACCTTTTTCTCCGGGACTTGCCATGCTCTCACCGCTACCGGCTTTTATGCGCTTACGCTTCGCAGCGATGTTCGCATATAAACCGGGTTTTGGTTTGGGTGTTGGCATTGTCTTACTCCTTAAGCAGTGGTGGAGAAGTCGAATGTAGGTGCGCCAGTAGGACGGAAAGTGATCTCCACCATCTGGGCGTCATCAGGGTTGATGTTAAGCGTTGCGCTCAGCAATACAGCATCCATAGCAATGCTGCGGCTTAATGCTTCGGTTGACCCTTTATCGGTGTACAGCTTAAACGCTGCGCCTACTTGTTGGCGCTGCAGCACGTCTTCTACCATGCGGTTAGACAGTGCGCTATCTTCACTGGTCACAAATACAGATGCACTGCCGTTACCATCAGCGAATCCTGGGATGTAAGCCTTAAATGGCGCATACTGGCCAACTGCTTGGCCGATAGTGGTAACGTCGATTTCAGCGCGGCTGATCTCAAAGCTCCAGTTCTGCACTTGGCCTACAGCGGCATAATCAGCGTAATAAACCTCAAATTCATTTGGTGCTGCAATGGTGCCATCGTCAGTGATTGGCAGAATAGTGCCGCCAGCACTGGTTGATACGGTCAACACACCAGTAGCAGCAACGTAACTTAATACGTAATAAGTAGTGGCTGAACTGATTGGTGCAGGTAATGTACCGGAACCAGCAGCACCGGTTTGGCTGTTTACAACGCGGAATTTAACAGGGTCGCCTGCTTTAAAGTTCAGGTACGTTTTGGTTGTGATTTCGTCGTTAGCAACACTGACGTTGGTTTCGCCAAAATCACCAATGGTACCAGCAGGCTTGTAGTAAAGAGCGCCGGAAGTACCGGATAAAACTGTGACGGCCATGGAAAAGGGGGCGACGGTATGCGGGCGCGGCCCGGCTGTCTATATTCTAACGCGCCTGTGCAAATACAGTGTCAAGGGTAAACAGTGGCAATAAAACCGCAGCTAAATCGCCCGATGTAGTGGGGTAGATCTACTGGTGCGTCGAAAGTTGGGCCGCTGATTTGACCGACGCGGGCATAGACGCCTGCTCCAGCTGGTCGCGGTGTTGCGTTTAAAGTTTGGAAGGCTCCGGTGATGGCGTTGATTATTGTTTGGTTGCGCGTGGAACCTTTACCCTTGGGTGTGTGTATGCGGCACACAATTGAACCCCGTACATAATCGAAATCAGCTTTTAGTGCTGTTTCGGTGGTGAGGCCAAAGGATACGTTTACCAGTACGTATTCACTGGTGCTGGTTAGGGTAGATGCGACTAGGTTGTCAAAAAACACAGGTACAGCAGGACTTAACGCAGCGCAGGCTGTTGCTATTGGTGTTTCGTATGCGGCACGGATGGATTGGTAGTTCATTAGCCGAATCCTTGAGCTTTACCAAAACCGCGACGGAACCCGATCGCTAAATCTTTACCCAAAGCCCCACCTGCGTTATAGGTGGGCCACCAATCTTTAGGTGCGGTGCTTGTGTTGGGGCCATTGGTTCCGATTAATTGACCCCGAGTTGCGTTAGCCGGGCGATACCCTTTGGTTTGTGGTTTGATTGCTTTACCGTCGGGACCGTCGGGATCATACACGTAAGGGGTGAGATCCATGGCTACGTCGGCATGGGGCGCTCCGTTGACAATAGTGTACCAGGCTCCTGTTGTTTGAAATCTTGTCGCAGGTACATTTCGCAAAGTATATTTATACAGACCCGATGTTTTGCGGGGACCTCCCGGAGAATCACCTTTTGGTAATGCGTACCAGGCAGACGAAAATTCACCGCTATAACCTGGGCCTGCTTCTACCAAACCGTTCATTATCTCCACGCAAGCTGTTCTTGCTGCGCGGATTGTTACATCTTTTAAATCTTTGACAAGAAACTTAATGTCACGCGCCATTATTCGGGCCTCGCTATAAGACTGAAGAATACTGGAGATGTGCCACGGTAGGTTTTGATGTCGATTAGGCGGGCTTCGCGGCTTACACCATTTTCGAGATATTGGATGCGGTCACGAATTGAAGGCTGGTGAGCAGGTAAAAATGATGCGGCAATGTAGATTTTGAGGTCGCCGGTTTGATATAAACCTTCGCTTTCTTCTTTGTTGACTACTGCAATTATTGCCTTGAGTGTTACGTTTACGTCAGTTACGGTTACTACACCGGTTGTTGTGTTATAGCTGTCGGTGCCAGCTTTTATGTAGGTGATTGGGATGCCCCATTTGTCGATTAGAGGGCTCGGGATGGGGCCGAATACGTCGTCTATGGCAGCCATTAGTTTCTATAGGTAGGGATTTGGCGGACGTTGGATGCGTTACGAACCCAGCAGCGCAGGTAGCTTTTCAGCCAGGGGAGGACGTCGATGATGCTGTCTACGGAAGATACTGCGTCCGAGCTACGGTATTCCACTTTTAGATCGCCGAGTTCCACTTTGTCGTAGGCGCCGGGGCCGGTGGTTGAGCCACGCATGAGCGTGGGGGTGGTGATTAGGGCTTGTGCGGTTTCGGCAGTGGCAGCTTGGATGTCGGCGGGAATGTACGTTGCGTCTGCTTCAACACCGTCGCAACTTACATCGGTGCGCGGCCACTTCAATGCTTGCGTGGTGCTGGCGCGGTCGCCGTAGTATTCCAGGCTCTCCAGCCAGCTTGTTGCTGTGATTAGGGCGGCGGCTTTGTCGTCGGCGCTGGCTGCTGTCCAGTTTGCGTTGCCTAGACGGTCGCCAAAATATGTAGTCGCTGCTGCTACTGTAATGTATGAGTTTGAGGTTGATCCCCCCAACGTAGCAATCAGCGTTGGCATGGTGGCGGCTGTTTATGTCCCAGTTTAGGCGATGTATTGCAGGTAGCGGGCTGCTTTAGGCGGTAAGTTTTTCTTCTGTGGGCGCGTGGTGCCGTCTTGGACGTGGGGGAAGGATACGTGATAAATAGTGTGGCCGTCCATGGCGATCCCGGCGTCAATATCATGGCGTTGGGACCATGGTGCATCAACCGTCCAAGTTGCTGTACCATCTGTAATGTAGAATCTTGCAATTTTCATGGCTACTAAAAAACTGTCCGAAAGTGTTGAATTGGAGGCTGCACCTGTGTGTTCTCCTTTTAGTTCCAGTCCTCGGAAGTGGGCGGATGTGATGCCGCAAATTCAGAAGAAAGTTGCGGAAGGCTTGAACTATCAGGAGGCGGCTGATGCTCTTGATGTTAGCTACGTTTTGGTTAATCAGTTGGCTACACAGTCGTACAAGTCTTCCATCCATACGGAAGAGTTGTTTGAGGTGCAGGAAAAGAAGCGTTTGGGTTTGATTGATTGATACAAAAAAGGGGCTCAAAAGAGCCCCTCTTATACCTTTTGGTGATGCTTATGCGTAAGCAGAAGTGTCGAAAGGTGTGTTCACAAGGAGACGCACCAGGGGCACGTTCTTGGAGTTTACGTAAGCCAGAGTCCAGCTAGAGGTGTTACCCAGGTTGCCGGAAGTTGTGGCGTTGGTGGGGTTGTCACCAGCATCGGACCACTTGGTACCTAATACGTGATAACCGTAGTGGTAATCAACTGCCATTACGTCCTGGAGGGACAAAATGTTGCGGTCGGTTGCAATACGGAGATCCTGTTGGATACCTTCGGAGATAACGCCAGACTTGAACAGGTAAACGGGGTACTTAACGATGTGAGTCGCGGTACCACCGGTTAAATTAACCAGCTGGTCGTCGATCACCACACGAAGACCAGCAAACTGGGCTACGTCTTCGCTTGTCACACCTACACCGCCACCGCCCCACACAACAGAACCGGCTGCGGATAGTGCAGAGGTGCTGAAAGTGAGCATACCAACTTGCTGCAAGTAGGCAGCTACGTTGGAGTGCATTGCAATTACGTCGAGATCGGAACTGCGCTCACCAAGCTTCAGTTTGGCCTTAACAACGTTTGCTGCGGTCAGGTAGTTGGCTTCGGTTACAGAACCAGGGACGCCTGCAAAAGAAGCGTTTACCGTGTTGGCGCTCAAAATACCGTCGGAGGCAATGCCGCCGAAAATACCAGCCAGTTGGGCCAGAAGGGTGGTGGTTTTGAGCTTGTTGATTGCAGCGGTTAGCTGGTCACGAACGTGAGCGAGAGGATCAGCGCCACTGCCGAGTTTGCTGAGATCGTCTGCTGCGTAGCTGAAGCCACGGTGCAGGATCGTCATAATTTGTTCGTCGGCTGTTACACCGGCGGGGCTCATGTAGCCGCCGCTGCCCCAGGTGTGGTTCGACTGGATTACCACCTCGGTGGGGGCAATTGCGTCGAAGAAAGGCACACGTACACGGGTGCCGCCAGCACGGGCGTCGAGAGCAGCGTTGCGCTGTACGATGCCGGACTGAACCCACTTGGATTGTTGGAAGATACCTTCAGCTACGTAGCTGAGGAACTCGGGGCGGGCAATCAGGTTGCTCAGGAATGTAGTTCCAGAGCCGTAGTTTTGTAAAACAGCAGTCATTGGGAATTACCAAGGGATAGGTTTACGATGCTTGGCCTCCCCACAGGGGTGCCCCACAAGGGCTAGGTTGTTGCTTCTGCTTTTAATAGTTTAGCCACGTCTGGGTTTTCAGCAAGCAGGCGAACTTGCTCGGTTATGTTCCAGCTTTCGCGGCGGAATGGGTTTGCGGTGCCCGGTAATGCACTGGGGCGTGGAGCTGTTGTTGTGCCCATCCCAGCGCGGTTTTGTGCTGCAAAGTGGTGTTCGTAACCGCTGCCGGGGTTGCGTAATCCTGCTACATATTCGGTAAGGGCAACTTCTACGCCGCCTTTGATTGCAACAGGAGTGCCATCCTTGGATTGGAGGTCGTCTTGTACGAGGCGGTAGAGCTGGTCGGGTGCAAGTGCTCCAGCGGCGGATAAGTCGGAAATGGCGCGGGCTTTTAGTTGTTCCCGGCTGTAGTTAGTTTGAATTTCGCCTATCTTTTGCTCGCGCTCTTGTAGTTGGGCGCGGAGGTCGGCGTTTGTTTTCTGGGCTTCCTCCCATAGTGTGCGAAACTCACCGGATTGTTCCAGTTGTTGTTGTTGTGCGGTTTTTTGGGCGGCCTCTATTTCGTCGAGGCGGCGTTGTAGTGCTTCTCGGGCTTCTTTATCGCGGCGGCGTTCACCTATTAGTTCCGTATTTTTGGATCGCAATGCTTCGATTTGCATTGCAAGGTCGGATGGTTCAGCCACGGGCTGCTCAATAACAGTCTCCACTGGAGCCGTTTCGAGTTGTTGTTCAGACACGGAAGATTAGGTCTCGGGACTTTCGTAGTTTAGCTCTTCTGTAGTAGAAACCTCGGTTCCGTTCATGCGTTCCAGTTCGTTTTCGATGTCGAGGTCGTCTGGAAGGATTTCACCTCGGCGAAGGATTTCGAGCAGGGTTTGGTCGGATAATTTGCCTTTGGTGTTAAGGTCGGTGATTGCGGTGATGTCTTGGCCGATGAGGCGGTAGAAGTCAAAGTCGCGATCTAGGTAAATTTCAGGTGGCTCGATGCCTACATACTGGGAGGCCATCTCGAAAGCGCGTTTGAGGCCGGAACATACCTCCATGCTGAGGACAGCTAACACCGAGTTGGATTGGGCTTGGTCGATGCGCTTGGAGTCGGCAGACTCCGCTACAAATTTTTGGCCGAACAGTTTTGTGATGCCCAAAGTGGACATTTGGGTTTCGATTGCTGTTATTTCTGCTGCTTGGGCGGCAAAACTTGTGGCGTCCGACTGCACGTAATAGGCTTTGTTGCCCGGTGGCATGGCTAAGGCGTAATTCACACCGACTGATACCTCGTTGGTGTCCATGTCCCAGCCTTCTAGGATCAGGATGGGCATTGCGGCAACGTGAAGTGCGTGGATTAGGTCGGCTTGGCGTTGATAATGCGTAATGTTAAGATTTGCAATGTCAAGAAGTGGTGGTTGGGAACGTAACATCCCCAGACGGTTGGCGTAGATGGGTACTAAAGGAATTTCGGGCAGGGTGAATTCGCCGGATTCGTGCAGAATGAAGCTGTTTTGGCCTTGGATGTATAAGTCGTAGCTGCCTGGGTAGATGACGCGCATCTGCTCCACTTGCGTTTCGCCGAAGTCGCCTTGGGGTTGGGTGGTGTATTCGTGGATGCGGACTTGCGTTAGGGGGGATGTTGGTAGTGTGGTTTCTTGGCGCCAGCCCCAGATTTGGGGTGCTTCGACTGGGACGAAGTACGGGCGGCGTTCCAGTGCGCGTTCTTCGGCGAGGCTGAGGGCAACGCTGGCTGGGGGGTAGTCAACGAGGATTGCGCTGTGGCCGTACGTCAGGCTGGAGACTAAAATGCGGCGGGCAAATTCATTTAGGTCCGAGCCCAAACCGTCTACGTTTTCTGAAAAAGTTTTCCAATAGTCGTCGCCTTCGATGTGGATTGGTTTGCGCAGGATTGCTCCAGCGGCGGTTTCGATGATGCGTTGGGTGTAGGGGGATAGGACGGAGCGGGCTATCCGGGATTCCCAGGCGTCGTCGGTTTCGCGGGGTTCTTGGGGGAGGTAGCTGGCGGCTTGGCTGCGGATGAAGTCGGAACCGAGCGTGACAGCGGCCATTGCGTTCCAGCTCGCAGTCATTGCGATTGCGTCGAGCGAACGGGTGAAGGGAGTATCGCTGATGCTTTTGCTGACGGTGCCAACTGCGCCGGTATATGTCATGAGGGGAGTTACATTGCTCCTATTTTGACAGATACTGTTGCCGTACTGGTGCTAGTTAAAGTAGCCAAATGTACTCGGATGTAACGGCTGGGTTGGTTTTGGGCGAAGTACATGTATGTTCCGTCTGCGTCGATGGTGCTAACCTCGCCGGTTTTCTTTGCTATTACGGTTAGGTGGCCCCAGTTTGTTCCATCGAGGGAACCTTCGTAGTTGAATACTGCTTGTTTGCCTCCGCCTGTTAAACCGCTGACAGTTACTTGGAAAACCCAGGTGTGTGCAGTTGCTTCAATAGCTGTAAAGTAGCCCGCTGTAGTGCGGCTGCCTTCTGCCCATATTGTGAGTTCGCCGTCGTGGACTGTGCCGCCGTCAATTGCCATTATTCGTCCTCTTCTTGGCCCACGATTACTTCGATGCCGTCAACTAAACGGTGGACGAGGGCGGCGATGTTATAGGCGCTCTCGGGAACTGGAAATATCATTGTTACTTCAAGTGTGTCGGTCTCGAAGTCAATTGATAAGTTGGAGCAGTTGCCGGTGCAGATTGTGGTGGTGACAGTCATTACTTTTTGCCGGGCTTTTTCTTGGGTTTGGTCATGCCCGCTTCGGACATGGCAATTGCACGAGCTTGGGCGGGGTTCGTTACGATTGGACCTTTTTTGCTGCCTGAATGTAGTTTACCTTTGCTGTATTCAGTCATAACTTTGGCTATTTTCTTTTCGGCTTTAGTCTTCTTTTTTGCTGCCATCGCGGTACCAGCGGGTAGCTCCAGTATAGGTCACCACACGCGGAAGTCGGTGGAACCCATGTTTTCTGGTTTGGCAAGGTTGAATACTTGTAGGCACATGTAACCAAGGGCGTCGAATGAGTGGTCCACGCCGAGATTTTTGTTTGGCATGTTTGTGTGCGGTGTGTACGTTAAAGTGCGCAAACTTTTGATTAGTTCCACGCAGCGGGGGTGGATTTTGATGCGGCGCGTTCCAGCGGCATCGAGAAGACCCATGTTTACGCAGGTGATCTTGTCGCGGATCTTCCACGGGGAGCGCGGAGTTGATACCGTCAGGCCCGCTTTACGTAAAATTGAGTGGTCGGTTGCTCCAACGCCGGAGGTTTTGCGGGCCGCGCCAGTTGGGTCGGGGCAGGTGATGATTCGCCGCTCCATGCCGTATTTGTCAATTAGGGTTTCGCAGAAATCCCAGGTGGTGGCGCCTCCGGTGAGGATTATTTCGTCGAATACCCATAGTTCGGACTGGTATTTCACGGCGCACACGGCGGACATCGGGGATACGTTGAAATCCAGGCCCACCAGTAGGGGGAGTACGGGAATATCTTTGATTTCCGTGCTTATGTTGGCGTCGCTGAAGTTGATTGCCACTAAACCACTTAGATTTTCAAAGCTGGCTTCAAATTCTTGGCGGAATGTGCGTGAATCGAGTTGACCTCGTGCTGCTTCGATCTCAGCAGGCGGTACGTTGTCGCCGTCAATCGTCGTAAACTGCCACCGTTTCCAGTCCTTTTCGGCTTCTTCGGCGTAACACCAAAGGTCGTAGAACCAAGAGGCTGTTCCATCCGGGGTGGAGATGAATAAGGCCCAGCCTTGTTTGTCTGCAAGGGAGGGTCGGATTACCTCGAACCAAACTTCGGGGTCCATGAAGGCGGCTTCGTCTAGTACCACGCCGGATAAACTTCTGCCGCGCAACGCCATTGCGTTTTCAGTGCCTTTTAGTTCGATCGTGCTGCCATTTACTAGCTCCAGCTTTAGGTCGGTTTCGTTTTTTGCCTTTACCCAGGCTGGCGGCACTAGCTTTTTTAATACTTTCCACGCAATATCTTTGGCCATTCGATATGTTGGCGCTGCGTAGAAAAATGTTTCGCCGGGACTCTCAATTGCTCCACGCAGAAGTTCGATGCAGGCTAAATATGATTTACCAAAACGGCGACCCGCAACGAGAACGCGGAAACGTGAACGATTGTTGAATACTTGGCCCTGGGCGTGGCGTAATGTTAGGCCGGTGTTCGACACGATTTGTTATTTTTTCGGTACTTAGATACTACTCTACAGAAACTCGACCCCTACCCCCTGTTGTGTAGTAGGGTAGAGTAGGTTGAGATTGTACCAGTAGGTTCCCGGGACGGTGCCTTGCGCTGCCAGGATTCCTACCCTACCCCGGGTGGTACGTTTGAACTAGGCCAGAGGGTGAGCCCTGGCCTAGTATGTTTGAACTACTTAGGTTTCCCCCTTTAGGATAAAATAGAAACCGCAGACGGTGCAGAATGCAGCCAAGGGTAGGCTGGTAGTGGAACAGGCTACCACTAAAGCAGAGTACATGATTGCGCGCCTCATGCTGCCACCTCGTCTAGCACTTCTGCAGCGATCAAAAACTCGGAATCGATCCCACAGAAAGACCCTAACGCATCAGCGTCCATACCGTCTAGCAACTCGTAGGGAATGTTTTTGGCGATCAATTGAGTAGTACCATCAGATAGAGGAAAGTACTCGTAGAAGATACCATTAGCTAAAAGCTCATCCACTGGACAATCTTGATCAACCGTAAACCGTAAGCAGAGAGTTTCAAACATTGGGTTTAGTTTGGTAGTTTGGAGCACCTGGTTTAGTGCTTATGTGTATTGTATCAGCCTAAGAGCTCTTCGACCTTCTTTTTGCCATTACCGTGTGCCAGAAAAGCAATCGCCACATTCTGCGGCCGCGTCTGGCACAACTTGCATGTTTTACAATCTATGTTTTTGTGCAGTTGAGCAGGACAAACAACAACGGGATTACCCCATGCCGTACGCCAGAACTTTCTAGTTTCGCTCGAGTTAACCACAAACACGGCTCTTAAACCTTTGCTAATCGCCACATCTGCGGCCTGTTCATTGTCAGCGGATACGTTAACTGTAAACCCTTGAGATGTGGCAGCTTTTAAATTCTGCACTCCGGTAGATGTTAATCTGTGATGGGTGTAGGTGTAACCTTTGCGGCCGCGGTTAGCGTTAGTTAACTGTGCTAACTGTTTAGTTCCCTCTGCAGTGTTGGGGTCCCTAATATCGCCAGCCTGATTGTGGCGCCAGAAAGTAGACTCAGGCAGAGCTTTAATACTATCTAGGAAAGTTTGCCAGTCTGTCCCACGCTCTCCGGCCGTCACTTTATCCCAATGTAATCTGAGCTTTCCTGATTCTGCATAACAGCCATTCGAACGGAATGGGCAGGTTTTAGGGCAATTCTCACGGGAAGAAGTAGAAACGGGAATAGGTCCCGTTTTAACGTTTGCGGATCGTTTGGTTAGGTGGGTCAGTGTCATTGTGTTGTATGGTGGTTTGGTGCGCTTTGGTTTTGCGCTCTCCTACAATACAGCTAAACCGGCAGCCAAACCGCGGGAAATCTAAAGAAATTATTAAAAGTTCACAATCACCCCATTTGAGAATCATTCTCAGCCCGGCGGCCTTGTGATAGGATG